CAGCTGAAACAGTTAACTTAGCCACTATATCGAGTGATAGTAGATATGGGCTGTTATCTAAGTCTGGTGCCGACGCCAAAAAGATGTTCACGGATAAGGTTGTACCTATAAGTATTAACTATCCTTTTTTCTTCAAGCCGATACAGGATGGTATGGATCGCCCAAAGTCTGAGCTAGCATATAGAGTTCCAGCTAGCAAGTTCACACGTAAAAAGATACAGAGCAAGGAGAAGCTAGAGGAGATTGTAGGGCTTGATACCACTATAGACTGGAAGAACACAGGAGACAATAGCTATGACGGTGAAAAGTTAAGTCTACTGGTTCATGACGAGAGTGGTAAGTGGGAGAGACCAGATAACATATTAAACAACTGGCGAGTCACAAAGACTTGCCTAAGACTTGGAAGTAGAATTGTAGGGAAATGCCTTATGGGATCTACTTCAAACGCGTTAGATAAAGGAGGTAGTAATTTTAAAAAACTATTCAATGACTCAGATGTTACAAAGCGGAATCGTAATGGACAAACAAAGTCTGGGCTTTATTCTCTCTTTGTCCCTATGGAATGGAACTATGAAGGATTTATTGACGAGTACGGATTTCCAGTTTTTGATAATCCAGGTGATGCAAGACGACTGGGACCAGACGGTGAACTAATAGATGTTGGAGTTGTAGATAGTTGGGAGAATGAGGTTGATGGTTTAAAAGAAGATCAAGACGCTCTGAATGAGTTCTACCGCCAGTTCCCTAGAACTACGGAACACGCGTTTAGAGACGAGAGCAAAAGTAGTCTTTTTAACCTCATGAAAATATATGAGCAAATAGACTACAATGAGATTGGTAAACACTCCTCTGTTTTAACTACCGGTAACTTCCAATGGGTTAACGGTGTGAAAGATACAAGAGTCACTTTCAACCCGGACCCTAGCGGTAGGTTTAAAGTTAGTTGGGTTCCAGGCGAGATATTACAAAACAGTGTAATTATTAAGAACGGGATCAAGCACCCAGGTAACGAGCACATGGGGGCATTTGGGTGTGATAGTTACGATATTAGCGGGACCGTAGACGGTAAAGGCTCGAAAGGAGCTTTGCATGGGTTAACTAAGTTCTCCATGGAGGACGCGCCGGCGAATACCTTTTTTTTAGAGTACATAGCAAGACCACAAACCGCAGAGATATTTTTTGAAGATGTGCTTATGGCTCTTGTGTTTTACGGGATGCCTATACTGTGTGAGAACAACAAGCCAAGATTGCTTTATTACCTGCGGCGAAGAGGCTACAGAGGGTTTAGCATGAATAGACCAGATAAAATATGGAACAAGCTGTCAGTCGCTGAAAAAGAAGTAGGTGGGATACCAAACTCAAATGAAGATATTAAACAAGCTCACGCGGCGGCTATAGAAATGTACATAAACGACCACGTTGGGTTGATGGAAGACGGTACCTACGGTACTATGTACTTCGGAGAAACCCTAAACGACTGGGCTAGGTTTGATATAAACAAAAGAACCAAACACGACGCATCTATAAGCACTGGGTTGGCTATTATGGCTTGCAACAGGCATTTATACAAACCAAACCCTGACGCCAAAAAAGAGCCGTTGAATTTGCATGTCTCAAGGTATACTAACACTGGGGCAACATCAAGAATAATTAAAAAATAAATATGGCAGAGTCTGTTGTAAATTTTCCATCTCAAGCTGTTTCTGACGCGGAAAAGCTGGGTGAGGAATATGGTTTAAAGGTAGCTAAAGCTATAGAGCACGAGTGGTTTTATGACTCCAACAATAAATTTGGTGGTAACCTAAATAATTTTCATAGGCTAAGGCTTTATGCTAGGGGTGAGCAATCAATAGAAAAATACAAGAACGAGCTTTCTATCAATGGCGATATGTCTTATCTAAACTTAGACTGGAAACCTGTGCCTATCATACCTAAGTTTGTTGATATACTGGTTAATGGCTTGTCGCAAAGAGCGTACGAGGTTAGTTGCTTTTCTGTGGACCCGCATGGGACTAAGGAAAGAACTGAGTATATGGAGTCTATAATGCGCGATATTTCGTCTAAAAGCTTTAATGACTCGGTCAAAGCTAATTACGGTATAGATATCAACGAAAACGACCCAGAGCAAGTACCGGAAACTAAAGAGGAACTTCAGTTACATATGCAGCTTGAGTACAAGCAGGCTGTAGAGATGGCGGAGGAGCAAGCTATCAACACACTCTTAGAGGCTAGCGACTACGAGCTTGTTAAACGAAGAGCCCTGTATGATATAACAACTATAGGCATTGGAGCTACAAAAACAACCTTTGATTTCTCTGACGGGGCTAGAGTGCAGTATGTAGACCCAGCAAACCTTGTGTACTCATATACAGAGTCCCCGTACTTTGATGACATTTATTATGTTGGTGAGGTTAAAGAGATTCCTGTGAGCGAACTTTTAAAAGAGTTTCCAGATTTAACAGAGGAAGACTTAAAAGATGCTTCAAACACATCCAATAATAGGACCCAGCTTCAAAGTAGCCGAGACAAGAATAAAGTTCAAGTGCTTTATTTCAACTATAAAACACACATGAACGATGTGTATAAGCTTAAGCAGACAGGTACCGGTGCAGACAAGGTCATAAGTAAAAACGACACATTCAACCCACCGCAGGAAATGGCTGGGGAGTACTCTAAACTAGAAAGAGTTGTAGAGACGCTTTATGAAGGCGTCATGATACTTGGTACTCAAAAGTTGTTAAAGTGGCAAATGATGCCAAACCTTATGAGATCGGCGTCAAGCACCTCAAGGGTGAAGATGACTTACAACATAGTTGCTCCTAGGATGTACAAGGGGCGTATTGAGTCTATAGTAAGTAGAATAACTGGATTTGCGGATATGATTCAGTTAACGCACCTTAAGCTGCAACAAGTGATGGCACGTATGGTGCCTGACGGAGTGTACCTAGATGCAGATGGACTAGCTGAGATCGATTTAGGTAATGGAACAAACTACAGCCCGCAAGAAGCGCTAAATATGTTTTTCCAAACTGGTTCTGTTATAGGCAGAAGTTTTACTTCTGAGGGGGATATGAACCCTGGTAAAATACCTATACAGCAAATTTCCAATGGAGCCGGCGGTAATAAAATGGCTAGCTTGATACAGACCTACAACTATTATTTACAAATGATCCGAGACGTAACGGGTCTCAACGAAGCTAGAGACGCTTCATCTCCAGACAAAAACGCTTTAGTTGGAGTTCAAAAGCTTGCTGCGGCTAACTCAAACACAGCAACTAGGCATATACTACAGTCAGTACTGTTTCTAACCGCTGAGGTCGCAGAGGCTTTGTCGCTCCGGATAGCTGACATACTTGAGTACTCACCCACCGCGGACGCTTTAGTACAGTCTATAGGGGTTCATAACGTAGCAACTTTAGGCGAGATTTCTAGTCTACACTTACACGACTTTGGTATATTTATAGATCTAATGCCTGATGATGAGGAAAAGCAAGTATTAGAAAACAATATACAAACTGCGTTAGGGCAAGGTTTGATAGACCTTGACGACGCTATAGATTTAAGAGAGGTACGTAATGTAAAACTAGCCAACCAATTACTAAAAATAAAACGCAAGAAAAAGCAAGACCGTGATCAACAAATCCAACAGCAAAACATTCAAGCGCAGTCACAGGCAAATGCGCAAACTCAACAAGCCGCAGCTGATGCTGAGATACAAAAGAATCAGGCAAAAGCTCAGTCGGATATGCAATTGGAGCAAGGTAAAAACCAACTAAAAATATCCTACTTGCAAGAGGAGGCTAAAGTTAAAAAAGAGCTAATGGAACTTGAGTTTGAGTTAAACTCTAAGCTAAAGGGAATGGAAAGCCAGGTTGCAGGATCAAGAGAAAATGTGAAGGAAGACAGAAAAGATTCTAGAGTAGATAGACAAGCTATGCACCAAGCCGCTTTAGCTGATACAACAAAAAAAGACAATACACTTAAAAAGTTCGAGTCATCAGGTAATGATCTAGTTACGGGGGATTCAGGTTTAAACCTGTAAACTCTATATTTAATATTTTATAAAATTTTATTATGGCAGAAAAGAACAAGCAAACAGATCTTGAGGATTCAATCCAAGAGGCCACGCAAGACGGTAACGTCACAAAGATTAAAATGAAAAAGTTCAACGAAGACCGGATGTTGTTAAAATAGACTTAAGTAAACCACCACCAACTAATGAAACAACTGAAGAGCCAGAGGTTGCAAAAGGTGACGCTGACAACACACGAATGGCTGGAGGCGATGAAAGTCCCGAGCCCTTACAAGAACAAAAAGAAGTACAGCAGGAGACAGAAGCACAAGGAGGAGCGCCAGCATTAGAAGAGGTTATCGAAGAGTCAGACCAACCAGCAGGAGAGTCACTTGAAGATATCATTGAGGCAGCAGAGGTGATTAACAAGCCACTTCCAGAAAATGTTCAGAAGTTGTTAGACTTTATGGATGACACGGTCGGGGATCTCAATGATTACGTGAACTTAAATAGAGACGTTAAGGAGCTAGATAACCAAGATGCTTTACGAGAATACTACACAAGAACTAAGCCTCACCTAGACTCAGAGGAGATAAGTTTCCTTATGGAGGATAACTTTTCTTTTGACGAAGAGCTAGATGATGAGATAAATATTAAACGAAAAAAATTGGCCCTCAAAGAGCAAGTTGCCGAGGCCAAGACCTACTTAGACGGGCAAAAGTCTAAATACTACGAAGATATCAAAGCCGGAAGTAAACTCACAGCTGAGCAACAAAAGGCGATTGACTTTTTCAACAAGCATAACAAAGAGTCCGCACATCAGAAGCAAATGAACGATGCTTCAAGATCTGCATTTGACAAGAAGACTAGTAATGTCTTTAACGATAAATTCAAAGGTTTTGAGTATAGCGTTGGGGACAAGAATTACAGGTTTAATGTCAAAAACGCGAACGAGGTTAAAAATACACAGAGCGACATAAACAATTTTGTTGGTAAGTTTACTAATGAAAAAGGTGTTATGACAGATGCTCAAGCGTATCATAAATCTCTATTTACAGCTATGAACGCTGATGCTGTAGCCCAGCATTTCTATGACCAGGGTAAAGCAGACGCGGTTAAGGATCGAGTTACCAAAGACAGGAACATACAGGTCAACCCTCGTCAAACTCACGGTGAGTTTCATGCTGGTGGCGTTAAGTATAAAGTCTTAGGCGATGATTCAAACGGACTCAAGTTAAAAATTAAAACAAGAAGAAAATAACAATTTAAAATTAAGAAAAAATGGCTACATATGGAGCATTTGAAGCTGGAGGCGCTAATTTCAACAGCGTTCCCTCAGCTCAAAAACACACCCTCGCTGGTAACTACGTAGATTTACGTGCGGCAGGATGGACACAACAGTACCTTCCAGATCTCATGGATAAGGAAGCAGAAGTATTTGGCAACCGCACGGTTGGTGGATTCTTAGAAATGGTAGGGGCAGCAGAACCTATGTCATCAGATCAAGTTGTTTGGTCTGAGCAAGGTCGTCTACACCTATCTTATCAAGGTAACTGCACACACGCTACAGGTGCTACATACGTATTCCAGATCGTTAAAGATATCGATGGAAATGTTTTGACTGCAGCTACAGGCAAAGCCTACGCTAACCATGGTGTTAGAGTTGGTGACTTGGTTCTTATTACTGACGCTGATGCTAGCGTTAAAGGGTATGTAACAGCGGTAGACACTCAATCAAACGGTGGATCTGGAGATGTTTACGCAGCTATTGTTACTGTTTCTGCTTTAACAGATGGTGGAACAGGAATAGGAACCGTTGCCGCGAGTGTAACAAACGTTACATGCGGGTTAATGGTGTTTGGTTCTTCTTACGGTAAGGGAACTAATGGCCGCGCTAACGGCAATCAGCCAGGGTTCAAGTCTTTCTCTAACAGACCACTTATCATGAAGGATAAGTACGAGGTATCAGGATCTGATGCATCGCAAATCGGTTGGATTGAGGTTTCTGGTGAAGACGGGCAAGCTGGTTATATGTGGTACCTAAAGGCCGCAGGCGATACTCGTCAGCGTTTTGCAGACTACCTTGAGATGACTATGCTTGAAGCTGAAAAAGCTACAAACGCAATCACTGGGGAGCACTCTGCTACAATTGAAGGTAGCGAAGGTTTATTCGCTGCTATGGCTGATCGTGGAAACATCTATAACGGTATCAACAACGCGGATGCGACAGCAGCTGCAGATAACCTATTAGACTTTGATGATATCATCGCTAAGTTTGATACGCAAGGCGCTATTGAAGAGTACATGATGTTCCTTAACAGAAACACATCGCTCAAGATTGATGACATGCTAGCTGGTATGAATTCTTACGGTGCTGGAGGTACTTCTTACGGAGTATTCAACAACGAAGAGGACATGGCTCTTAACTTAGGATTCTCTGGATTCCGTCGTGGATCTTATGACTTCTACAAGACTGACTGGAAATACCTAAACGATAAGAGTACTCGTGGTGGAATTAAAGATGTTGACAACCACATACGTGGTATGTTTGTCCCAGCAGGTGTTTCGTCTGTATATGATCAAGCATTAGGCAAGAACCTTAAGCGTCCTTTCCTACACGTTCGATTTAGAGCTTCAGAGATGGATGATCGCTACTTCAAGACATGGACCACTGGTTCTGTTGGAGCTGCAACTTCAGATCTTGACGCTATGGAGATGCACTTCCTATCTGAGCGCTGCTTGGTAGTTCAGGGAGCTAACAACTTCGTATTACTAGAGGGAACTGCTGCGGAGTAATCTGAAAGCAATTAAACGATTGATGGAAACTGCCCCTGAAATATGGGGCAGTTTTTTTCACTATTATATTATATTATATTATGTCAAAAAACAAAACACAAGAAAAGGTTGTAGAACAACCTCAAGCTCAAACAGTAGAGGCTGTAGTTGAGCAACCGAAATTAAAAAGACAAGAGCCTAAAAAGCATATTGTTGATGGTTGGGAGATAAGAGATAGGATGTATACTCTTAGAGATGGTCTAGCTCCGTTAACATATACTATCCGATCACAGGGTTTATATTACTATGACGAAGAGAAGGGTTATGAAAGAGAGATAGGGTACGCTATAAACCAACGATCACCATTCGTAAAGGAGTGGGAGGGCCAAATTAGGAAAAAGCACATCATGTTTGAGAACGGTAGCTTATTTGTTCCAAAAGAGAAATCTACGCTACAAATGTTTTTATCTACGTATCACCCAAGGAGAAACAAATTGTTTTTTGAGGTTGACAATAGAAAACAAAACGAAAACCACGCAGACTACTTAAAGTTTGAATTAGCAGCTATGAATGCGGCTAATGAAATGGAGATCGATATGCTTGAGGCAATCATGCGTGTTGAGACTGGATCTGGGGTGTCTAAGATGACATCTAAGGAGCTTAAGAGAGATGGGTTACTATTTGCTAAGAAAAACCCTAAACTGTTCTTAGAACTTGCTAATGACGACAACGTTTACCTACGTAATATAGGTATCAAAGGTGTTGAAGCAAAAGTTATCGCTCTATCCGAAGATCAGAGACACTTTTCTTGGGCTTCTAACGGTAGAAAGCTTATGGTAGTACCTTTTGATGAGCACCCATATACGGCTTTATCACATTGGTTTAAGACTGATGAAGGAATGGAGGTGTTTAAATCTTTAGAGAAAAGATTAAAATAACACTAATAAACTGATATTAATAGCCACTCATTCCGGGTGGCTATTTTTATTTCGAGTGCTAACATATTGCTTTGTTATGTAACTATATTACTATGAAGTCAAAAGGCCTGGGGGATTCCATTGAGCGGGTAACAAAAGTTACAGGATTAAAGAGCTTAGCTGAGCTAGCCTCTAAAACAGTGGGTAAGAAAGATTGTGGGTGTAATAAAAGGAAAAAAAGGCTCAACGAGTGGTTCCCATATAACTAATAACAATGGTAGAAATAAACAACGTATATCAAAAAGTGCTTACGCTCTCTAATAAAGAGCAAAGGGGTTATATTACCCCACAAGAATTTAACCACCTAGCAGACAGAGCTCAGTTGGAGATATTTGAGGCTTATTTTCATGATATAAAAACAGCTCTCCATAAGCTTCAGAATCAATCTGAGGAGAGTGACGAGGTGGAAACCTTATACGAAAAGCTATCCTTACATAGAGTAATAGGTGATGCTTTAACGGTAGACAACAATTCAGGTGTTGTAAGTGCCGCTTCCTTTGCAAACACGCCCTATAGACTAACTAGCATAAGACTAGGTGATCAACTAGTAGAGGAGGTTACTAGGGCTGAGTTTGCGTTACTTTTAGCTCACCCACTAACTGCCCCTTCGGTAAGTAGAAGAATATATTTTAGAACTGGGGAAAATACTTTCACTATATACCCAGTTCCAACCGCCACTGAAGATAATACGCTTGTAGCGGACTATATAGTTGCCCCAGCAACTCCGGCGTGGGGGTATGTTGTTGTTAACAACAGGGCTCTGTATAACGCTAACACCTCAGTCAACTTTGATTTACACCCTTCGGAAGAAGAGAAACTTACAACGCGCGTACTTGAAATGGCGGGTATAGTTATAAATAAACCAGGCTTAGCGCAGACAGCCAGTAGCATGATGCAGAGAGAGGTAATATCAGAAAATAATTAATCATGGGCTTATTAGGTACAACAACACAACAAACATACTATGGGGATTCATCTAGCTACGGTAACTATCAGTTTGTAACTCTAGACAGCGTTATATCCGCTTTTATGGCCGTATATGTTGGTGAAGGAAAACTTATACCAAAAGCACGCAGGGCTGACGTACAGTTCCATGCAATGCGCGCCTTCCAAGAGCTGAGCTATGATGTATTTAGATCTGTGAAAGCTCAAGAGATTGAGGTGCCAAACACGCTGGTAATGCCGCTGCCTCAAGATTACGTTAACTATGTAAAACTTAATACAGTTGGTGCGGATGGTATAGAGCGCAACCTATACCCTACAAGCAAGACATCAAATCCTTTCGCTATAGCTCAAAACGCTGACGGGGGATATACATTTTCTGGGTCGGCCTTAATAGAGCAATCACCTAGTAACACGTCGGCTAACTTCAACGCTCAGACGCCCACAGAAACACCAAGCGCGGATGAACAAGACTTTTTGTTTAATAACCTTGGCCAACGCTATGGGTTAGACCCCCAGCACGCTCAATCAAACGGGACGTTTTTTATAGACTACTTAAGAGGGCGGGTACACTTTGGCTCTAATCTAGCTGGAAAAACAGTCGTTCTACATTACATTAGTGACGGACTTGGCACGGACTCTGAAATGGTTGTTCACAAGTTTTGTGAAGAAGCTATATATAAGCACATAGGTTACGCCGTAGTTGCCGCAAGAGCTAATATACCAGAGTATATTGTGGCTAGGTTTAAGAAAGAAAGATTTGCAGAGACAAGAAAAGCAAAAATTAGACTGTCTAATATTAAAATTGAAGAGTTTACGCAGGTGCTTAAGGGTATTAGTAAGCAAATAAAGTAATAGGACATGCCAGAAATTAAACACGTTTTTACGGCCGGTAAAATGAACAAAGATCTCGATGAGAGGTTTGTTCCTAACGGCCAATATAGAGACGCACTAAATGTGCAGGTTAGAACCGCTGAAGCTGGTAACTCTGGTACAGTGCAAAACATACAAGGCAACGTCGCTGTGAAAAGCGCTAATGAAACAACTTACCCAGACCAATTATACACGCCTTGCGTGGGATCTTTTGCTCACGAGGCAAGTAATAAGGCTTACTTTTTTTTTGCTGGACCTGAGGTTAATGGTTACGGGCCTGAAAACTGGATAATACCTATAGGCCCAATATCGTTTTTTAGTTGGAGCAATAGAATAGTGGAGTATGACTCTGTCTCAAACTCCTATACCCCTGTATTGAATGACAACTATGCCTTCACCTGTAAGGTAGATTTTATTAAAATACCCACAGCCTCTACTTTGGGTTATAGCAAACTTGAGGTTTCCGAGACGATTGTTAGCAAGCTAAGGCCTGGTTGCAGGTTTCAAGCGTGGGACTCAAGCAATAACCCATTACTTGGAACTCCACCGTTTGTGACGGACGTGCAAACATCACTGATAAGTGACACGGGCGGGAATCTTGTTTTGTTTGACGATCTATATACAAGCGACCTGTCAGATGCTCAATTAATTTTGTTTTGGTGGCCCGAGGTTTTAGAATTTAAAGCTGAAGAGCTTATAACCGGTATAAATGTTGTTGATGATTTTCTATTTTGGACAGACGGTAGGACCGAGCCTAAAAAAATCAGTATAAGTAGATGTAAGCAGGGTACTTTAGAAGACGGAACCAACGGCGGGTTTGGAGTTTCTGAACACACAAAGCTAGTCGTTGCTAATGGTAACAACCAATTAGTTTCAATAGACAACATAGAGACAACGACTCAGCCCTGGCTGCTTAAAGAGCACATTACAGTTCTAAAGCCTGCGCCTACAAAAGCGCCTAAACTACAGATGTCAAGAACCACCAGAGGTGGGCCTGTGGAGGGTGTAATAGAGAACCAAGGGTTCTCGGATGCAGGCGTGCCATTTAATAGCGGGGATGTAGTTAGCGACGTGTTAATACAGCCAAGCACTATCAGCTTAGTGGTAGGCGACTACGTTTTGTTAACAAACGATCAAAATGTGGGTATAGTTGACCCAAAACAAATAAGAGCAGAGATAGTGTCTGCTTCAGAAAATGCAGGCGTTTTTGATCTGAAAGTAAACAACGTTCCGCTAGATATATTAGACACTGATATTTATTGGCATGTTGAACTAGAGCAAAAGAAGCCTATTTTTGAGCTAACTCTTGGTAGGTTTGCATATAGATATAAGTATGAAGACGGTGAGTACTCTGCTATATCCCCTTGGTCTGAGCTAGCGTTCTTACCAGACGACTTTCAATTTGAGCCTAAAAACGGGTATAACCTAGGTATGGTTAACTCAATAAGAGATTTAAGGGTAACTGATTTCGTCTCTAATGACCTAACAAGGCCTGACGACGTTACTGCAGTAGACGTTCTCTATAAGGAGACCACGTCGCCAAACTGTTATGTTGTTAAGACAATAAAAAGAGACATAGACCCAGAATGGGAGATCAAGAACAATAAAGTAACTGATGTCAAGGGCGAGATTCAGATAACATCTGAAATGATACACAAAGTGTTACCCTCAGATCAAACTTTGAGGATTTGGGACGCCGTGCCTAGGTATGCTTTAGCCCAAACGATGTCATCGGGTCGGTTGGTTTATGGTAACTACGTGCAGAGCTACGATGTGCCAAGGTTCGCTCTACAACAGTCTCTACATAGTGACTCTGTCTCATTTAAAGCTCAGCCAGCTAAAGCATCCGTTAAGTCTTTAAGAAATTACAAAATTGGAGTTGTTTTTGGTGACGAGTTTGGAAGAGAAACGCCGGTTCAATCGGCTGGGGCTAAGGCTATGTATGTAAGCGCAACTGACTCGTATATGTTTGTACCATCTGAGTTGAGCATAGAAAAATCCGAAGGAATCACCGCTAATAAATTGGTTGTAAAGCAGGATTGGACCACGCCACAAGGTCAAACAATACTACCTCCCAATTGGATGAGTTACTGTAAATACTACGTTAAAGAAATATCTAGCGAGTACTATAATCTACCTATGGATCGCTGGTACGTAGCCGAGGATGGTAACGTATGGTTATCGTTCTACTCCCACGACAGGAACAAACTTGACGAAGAAACATACATTATACTAAAAACCGAACACGGATATGACAGGCTTGTTGAACAAGAAGCTAGATATAAAGTTTTATCTATAAAAAGCGAAGTCCCTGATTTTATTAAAACAGAAGGTTGGATTATTGGAAGTGCATCAATAAACTCCTCGCCTGACGCTACGACTGGTATAGTAGACACTGAGGCGTACTTTGTTAATGCGGACTTGATTTCTGTAGAAGATTACAATACGGGAGTAGGTACGATATCTCAAGAAGGAACTAGGTACGTTAGGATAACGGCTAGTGGTATAGGAGACGACAGCGTAGCGCGCGTGCACCGGTCAAGTTGGGCTAGAGTGACTAACGTCACCTCGACTTCGACAATTTCGTACATTAATCTGTCAGAAGCGATAGGGCCATCCGCTAACTTTAATGAAACGTGGGTGGCAAATGGTTATGGCAACGAAAGCAATGTTGCATACTCGCTTGAATTCAAGGAAGAACAATTAACAACCAAAGCTGAGTTTGAGGGTAGGTTTTTTGTTAAAATACAACGAGATGACGCGTTAGAGGATAGCGTTATGCACCAAACAACCAGTCAAGACGCTGTATGGGCCACGATAAACGGTTTTAGCTATACGTACTTATCGTTTGGACGCTATTCAGAGGATTTTGAAATAGGGGGTGGCACCAGTTCTGTAAACCCTGGGCTTAATGGCTCTTCCCAAGGAACACCTAACTATTCCAACTACACTGTAAGTGCCAGTGACCCGCATTACGTTAACTTTCTTAATGGTGATGCTGGGTTTGACTTTGGAAACATTTGGGCAGATAACGATCACCATATTTCAAATTTTGCTGAGTGCAGGGCGAGTACGGAAACTGCGGCTTTTTGGAACAACTGGGATGATCACAAAGCGTGCACGTGGTTTATTGACAATACTACTTTTTCCCCGGGCGGTACATCCATCGCAAGCGCGTCATCATATGTTACCAGTGAGGAGTGGCATTCGGAACC